CTTAACAACTATGTCTTCAAGGAGATGTCCGAGTGCAAAAATCCTCTGCGTTCTTGGTACTATCTGCGGTTCGGGAAAGCCTCGAAGGGAGAAAGCAAGCGTGGCATCGCAAGGCGCACCAACATTCGACGCACCTATATATTCTCTGGCTTCTTGCGGTTTCTTTTTCCTGTAGCCAACGTCAATGGCTTCTATAATATCTTCGGCGGTTCTTATTTTTTTCATTGTCTGCCCTTTAATAGTCTCCCCCTCTGCCAAGGGGGAGACATACAAGTTCTCGTACTGGTGGACGATAGGATCACCACAGAAAGGTCATGTAGCTCCTACTGCTGTGGTTATTTCCCTAGACCAGTAGGGTTATGACCCGACACTCACAGCTTGTCGTGGCTGGTAGGGGCATTAAAAACCTCCAGCCTAACTAATTAAAATGGAATTTCGTCGTCTATTGGTGTTGCTTCAACTAAACCATTGGACTTCTCGTATGACTTTACTTCGGGCCACTGAGATCCGTCTTCTCTTTTCTTGCCAAGACGCACGTTAATGCGAACATTGACGCCTTTTATCTCATCAACGCCACCTGGCTTGTTAGGATCTTTGTGGTCAGACGCTTCAAGCATAGCCTTCAACTGGCTCTTTCCGATCTGCACTGCACGGTCAGATTGGTTTACCATGTTGTACCTTTCTCGAATGCTCTTGCCATCACCATCGCTGAATACAACTTCCAGAAACTTGCCTTTTCCGTTTTGGGTATCCTTCATCGAGGCATCACTGACAACAACGTCGTGTTCCCCCACTTCAATGTACTTCTGTGGTGGGCCTGTATCTGCATCTACGTCGGTTAAATCTAAATCTAATAAATTAAAACTCATGCTACTTTCCTCTTTTCAAACTGCTCTTTTGTTTCTGACATCTTTGCCAGTAATTCGGTGACATCGTCACACTCTTCGATTGCTTTCAGTCTCCGTTGTGGGTCACGGCTTTTACCGTGCCACCCATTCACTTCGTCGGTAGCAAACATTCTTCTTACTTTTGGGTGACCACCTTCAGTCTTTTCTGTCGTTCTCACGCCACAAAAAACATGGTCAAATATTGCAGGGATCTGTTTCGATACTGCTTGTCCTTTGACATGAGGCCAGTATTGGGTCACGCCATTAGCGTCTGCTTCTTCTTTAGCAAGGCAGGTTACAAGGACATGACATGGCAAGTCTCTAATCTTTTTAAGGACGCCGATCATCTGCGTGGCATACTCACCCCAAATCTTAAAGCCATTCTTTTCACCATCGAATTTTGTTTCGAGGCTTTCAAGAAGTCGGTCTGACATCTCTGTTAAACTATCAATGGCTATCCATTTGTAGCCTTGAGCCTTCAAAAAATCTGGATGCGTTAGCCATTTAAAGATTTGCATGAAAGAGTATGTACCCTTTTCTTCATTGCTCTCACCATCCCATGAAAGGAAAGGGATGTACTCAATGTCAGTGTCTTCAATAGATTTAAGTCCAGCTTCACCACTTATGATTAAGCCTTTCCCAAATTTCTTTTGATAAAACCTACATTGAAATGTTTTGCCCCAACCATGATGTGCGTATAGCAGTGTTTTGGTTGGGCCATCCGACTGGAGGTCAGATGTCTTACTTGGTCTAAATTTCATTTTTCCTACTTTCTTTTGCGTTGGTTCTATTTAACGCTTGTTAACCCCTTAGTTGTATAGTAGTGATAACAGATGTCAACAGGAAAGTGGAGATTATTTTGAAAAAGTTGAACATTAAGAAACTAATAGAAGACATGGGTGGGGCAACAAAAGTAGCTAAGATTGCAGGCGTTCAAAGAACTGCACCGTATGGTTGGATACGGCAAGGCCACATAAGAAGTACCTTTTTGGAAAAGATGACGACGGCTCACCCTCATTTAAAACTAGATTTATATTTTGAGGAGAGCAATTATGACAAAGAACTTGGGAGCAGCACTTGAACTTTTAGACCTTGGATGGTCTGTCATTCCGTGTAGACCAGACACAAAAAGACCAAGGATTAAATGGAAGGAGTTTCAAAGCAAGCTACCTACCGAAGATCAAGTCACAGACTGGTGGAATAAATTCCCCAATGATCCGATAGCACTTATCACAGGCGAAATTTCTGGTGTGGTCGTGGTCGATTGTGACAATGAGGAAGCACTTCACGCCGCTTTTGATTGTGGGATGAAGTCACCCTTTCGAGCAAAGACAAAGAGAGGTCATCACCTCTACTTTAAGCACCCGAAGGATGGAATAAGGCGTGGCCCTAAAGCTGGCGTGAATAGTAGAGGGGCAGACTGGCCTCGCATTAATGGCTTAGACTTCAGAGGTGATGGCTCTTATGCTTTAGTTCCCCCAAGCAAGAACTATAGTTGGGATATTCCACAGGGATTCAGTTTAGAGCCAGACGACTTTCCAGTGTGGCAAGATTGGACACCCTCTCTTAAACAGGAGAGTGGAGACGAGACATTTAGTTTCAATGACCTAGATCTTTCAGATGTGGTTGCCATGAATCCTATTGAGTTTATTTCTGAATGGGATCGCACGGCTCGATATGTACGAGAGACATATCCTTCTACTATGAAAATCCCTACAGGTGTTGGCAATGGTAGGAATGAACGAGTGATGAAGTATATCTCTGAGCAAATTATTGAAGGGATATTTGGAGCAGATCTCCGAGTGAGAGGCTACGCTTTTATGACCGAATTTTTTGAAGAGCAACTTCAAGAAGCAGAGTTTGAAGCGACAGTTAGGAGCATGGAGGAAAGTGAAAGACGTAATCATCCAGATAGATTTGATGAGAAGGGTGAGTACATCTATCGTAAGAAGATTGAAGAGGCCAAGGCAGAAGAGAGTGGCAATGGAAGGCATCGTCGCCTTATCAAAATGTCGGATGCACAAGACCTTGCAGATAAGTCTGACGCTAGAGAATTTCTTGTAGAACCTTGGCTATCCCCTGCGTCCATTACTCAAGTGTATGGATATAGTGGGCATGGTAAATCATTGTTTGTCCAGAATGCTATGGCTTCACTGGCTAGTGGAAGAAAATACTTTGGTTGTTTTGAGATAACAAAACCTTCAAAGGTTTTGTATCTCGACTTCGAGATGGGCATGTCTACAATAGCCAGACGTTTACTTGAGATGAAACAGATGCACGGCGACACTCAAGATCGCTTGCAGATCTGGACACCTTTTATAGACAACCATGAGATGAACCTTCGCACCAAAGAAGGGCTCTTAGAATTACAGGGTTGGGTTGACCATGTGAAGCCAGACGTTGTCGTCGTTGATACAATCAGAACAGCGTATCCTGGGCTCATGGAAAATAGTGCAGACGAATGGGCTAAAGTTAATCAGCTTGCAGTACGTCTGCGTAATTCTGGCTATGCAGTTATACTCGTACATCACTCCAACAAACCAAGTGAGACAGGCGTCGGCAGAGAAGCTGGGTCTACAAATCAGTTGACTGTCTTAGAGACTCAGATCCGTGTGACACAAGTCTATCAGGATGAAGAGACGGCAAAACAAAATGCTGCAATATTTGACGGCAGTTATGACAGACCAGTATGGCCTATGCTATCGACGAAACTTTTGCCAGACTTCCAACTGTATATGGTTATGGAAATTCGTTATGGTAAAGTTCGTGAGTGGACTGATAGCCATGACAGGGTTCAGTGGATTGGTTTAGCATCAAACAATCAGACAGATGAGCGTTGTATTGTTTCATCTGCAAGCACTAAACAGAAAGCTAAAGAGATGGCTCTCGATGGTAAAGAACCAGAAGAGATCAGTCGTGCTTTGTCAAAGCCTCTGCGTGTAATAAATGATTGGCTGGAAGTTTAGGCTTCCGCTTGTAGGACTTACCCCCTTTTCGTGGGGGTATGACCTGCTTTGGTCTTCGTGACTGAAGCATTGTCCGAGCAATCGGATTTATTTTCTTTGGCATTCTCATTGCTCTTCACTCGAAAATATCCCTTCTTGTAAATCTTCTTTACCTTTGCCCCTGGAAACACTTGACGTATTTCATCAATCACCTTCGCTATGTCTGGGTATTTGGTACGGTTTTGGTCAATCTCTTTCTGCTGACCGTATGTTCTGTAGGTTTTAAGAACGCCTCGACTAGCTCGTCTCATGTTCGCTCTCTTTCTCCTCTTTGTTCACAGCCCCCAAGGGCTGTGACCACTTCGGCTAAAGTCGCTCTCAGCGTTCTTACACCCTAGAGACAAAAAGGTCAACCCTCTTTTTAAAAAAAGATACTATCTTAGCGTCTTTTAGAATTGACGAGAATCGTGGATTAGAGTACATGTATAGCACAGGCCACATAAGATGGAGCAGTCATTGCCAAAACCGATTCAACTCGACGAGAGGGAACTAAACTGGCTCAAAGAAAACCATGAACAAACAACCTACGCATACATGGCTGAACGCATTGGCGTGTGTGTTGACACACTCAAGCGCATCCTTGTTCGTGTAGGTCTACAAGAATTTGACGGAGCCAAGTACCAACTCAAGCGTGATACAGACACATTGATGTGGTCAAGACCATGTCTCGATTGTCTTGATGAAACACCACGCCCTAAGATGTGGTTCTATTGTCGTTCATGCCGAAAGAAGAGAGGCTTTGACGACGATGGCTAAGAAGAACTCCCTTTTCAAGAGAAAAGAAAGAGACTTTTACCCTACAATCGACCCTCAATCAGCAATTTGTATTGCTGATTTTATCAAAGGGAAGAAATATTATGAACCCTGTTGTGGAGATGGTAGCCTTATAAACATACTTAGCGAGTATGCTGAATGTGTAGGATCATCTGACTTAGAGAAAGACGCTAGTCGTCTGGACAGAAGAGACATACTAAATGCAACATTACTCATAACCAACCCCCCATATACTTGGCGTGTCCTTGAGCCTATTCTTTTCCATCTCCCAACAATACTCCCCACTCTTCTTATGCTCCCATCTGACATGATGCACAACAAGCGAATGTCTGTACACATGAAGCGGTGCAAATCCGTCTGGTCTATTGGCAGACTTTACTGGCAACCCAATAAGATAAAAGGCTTAGACAATTACTGTTGGTATTTATTTCAAGAGACGACAACCCAAACAACTTTTTATGGAAGACAGAATGGCTAACCCACAAAAACAAAAGGGCGACAACTACGAGCGTGAACTTGCGTCCTACATCAACACCCACACTGGCCTTGATTCCTCAAGAGCCCCTCTCTCAGGCGGCGGCGCAATCGGAATCCTGTCTGGCGGTGCTGACCTGCTCGGTGTCCCTGGCCTCTTCATCGAAGCCAAGCGTGTCGAGCGTCTGAACTTCCACGACGCAATGCGTCAAGCAGAGCGCAACCGTGAGAGTAGACAAACGCAAGACGTCCCCATTGTCATCAACCGAAAGAACCGAATGGCTACTGGCAACAGCCTCTGCCTCCTCAGACTGGACGACCTACTGGCCTTTTATAAGGCATACTTGCGACAGGAGGGCTACATTAAGGAAGACAAATGCCAACCTGTCGAGCTTGTGGAACCTCTCTCAGAGTTCTGAACGTATTCACTCGACAAAAGAAGTGGAAGAAAATGCAAGAG